TCATGATTGGATCCTTCCTATGATTGGACTCTCGGTTATTGAATAGAGAATATCAGCAGCTAGTTGGGCCTGGACTCGGGCATCACAGAGCGCATTGTGTTTCTGTTCGTTCACGCCCCAAGGAATACCTGGGAAGAGCTTGCTCAGAGTTCGCAGATCCCGGACTTGATGATATTTCCACGGGAGATAACATCCTTGAGTAGTTATGAGATGCTCCAGCTTAGGCATATCAAAATTGATTCCATTCGCCCAGATCTCATCTTCCTTTTCCACAATTCCAAGAAAGTCGAACAGTTGAAAGCACGCGTGGTGTGGCTTGACTTTACCGTGTACGGGCATTGGATTACCTATACTTGTCTGATGCATCCACCATTTCAGCGTGTCGATATCGACTCTGTGTTCTGGCTGGGATTCCGTATCCAGTTCAATATAGAGTTCTTCTCCTGGGATCGGGCCATCCGAATCAAAGCGGACTGCACCGATTGAAAGAATAACTGCATCGTGCTTCAGACCCAGAGTTTCCAGGTCAATCATATATCTACGCATTATCGTGCCTCCAGTCCAGCTGTGTCATCCATACCGCGAATTGATTCTTCTGAGAGAGGCGCCCAGATTTTTACAATATCAGGAACTTTATCCTGCCTCGCCTGTGCTGCCTGATCTGAATATTCCAACCCTTCATACCAGGCCTGAAGCTTACAAGCATTATGCTGAAGAACCTGCTGCTCAGAAATATCTAATAGATTCATCATGGCGTGCATATAAAAAGCTAGATCACCTAGTTCCTCGATCACATTGATCCGATCCAAAGGTTTCCCATAGACCACATGTTTCTTAATGGCATCTAGGAGTTCCCCGGATTCCCCGGAAATCCCCATGGCTGCATGAACTAGATCTCCGCAGGCCGCCCCGGATTTGAATAGTCGATGAACGAAATGATCGTATCGGATCGGGGAGGAATCATTCAGTGTGACGAAAGAATTCGCTTTGGATGTTTGATGCCGGTTCATAGATATACTCCTGCGTCGTTCAAGGCTTGCCATACAGCTACTCGACGGACTCTGTCATCTGGCGCCTCTTCACCACCCAGAGGGTTCTGAAAGGCGGCTTTAAGCCATAGGGCTTCATCCAGATTTAAGATGAGATTGAACTGAATATCACTCACAACTTTTTTGCAAATCATAATGTCATTCCTAATAGTTAAAATTGAAAATAGTTGTTGGTTACCGCAATATTTTGCAGATCTAGAGCTGTGAAGCTTAGTAAGTGCTCATGCTTTCCGATACCCCTGAGATGGCAATTAGTGATGTGATAATTTTTACCCGGAAGTATTATCGGCGCGCCCAGCGCAAATGTCCCTCCAGAGAGGTAGATAGACCCGTCGGGCGAACGCCGGAAGTTAGATCCATCTCTCCGCTTCACAGGCTTTCCATCCATTAACGCTTGCAAAGCCGCAGCATCGTCGTGAATGTCATCACCCCACAGAATCAATTGATTTATTGGAATAATCTTCATTAGACTATCTGCCTGCACGATTGCAGGGGCCGCAGTGAGAGCCAGTATCGCCCCCAGGAAACCACGTCTTCCAATCATAATGTCATTCCTTTTTCTTCCTCAGTTAAATATGACAGATCAAGTAGTGAGGTATCTACCTGTTCTATGACTTTCTTCTTCGGCATGAAACCTGATTCCCCTGAGGGCAGGCTGATCTGCTGAATCCTATCTGCCGCCATAAGACTCTGGAGAAGAGTCATCAAGTCAGCAGGTTTTTCCAGATCTCTTTGAACCTCTTTAAAAATGTCTTTGAACTGGACAAGTCCTTCGAGAGATCTGCTTGAGATGAGTTCAACAATCTTATGTGATACGTCTGAGTTCCGGGATTTACCGAACTCACCGAGAGCTTTAGGCATATATCGTTCTGCATGGGATAAGACCGTGTTAGACCTGATAACATCCACCTGTGATACAGTGCGTCCGAGTCTTGCCGCACAGTGAATAATGCAAAGTTTAAGTAGTTGTGCAAAGCGTCTAGTGGAATAGGATTCGAAACGTTGATCTCCAATGTTACTAAAGGTTTCATATATTTTCTCCAATGTTTGTTCGGCCTCTGGATCTAGACCCAGCGGGCCGCATATGTTTGATCGGATTTCCTGGAATCTTTTTACGAAATGTTCAATTGTTGTATCATCCATTCCTTTCGGGAAAGCTATCTTTCTACCTGAGGGTTCACCATGAATGAGCATCAGTCTGGAGAAGAATCCTTGACCAAGAACCTCTGAAGGAAAGGCCATAGCGAAACCAGTAGGTGTATTGGCAGAAAGAATACTAATAGAAGGATCATGTATAGACAGAGACTTCCCAGTCTTAATACGGTATGTAAAGTTTCCTTCATAATCCCAGAGATTTCCGAGAAGGGATAAGAATTCGATATTACCATGCCCGAAGAAATCATTTGCTTCGTCAGCCATGATGAACATTTCACGAGTCGTTGTATCATCTTGATCTCCAAAAAGGTTTTGATCTAGTATGTCATTTATGTTTGTGCTCTGATCTGAGGGGGAATCTGAATCCCCTCCACCTGCCAGGTCCACCAGGAATTTCTCTTTAGATGTTTTATCTGCCGCGATTGTTGTATAACCAGAAAGACGAAGAAGCTTCTTACATAATTTAATCGGTGTTGATTTCCGTGCGCCTGCCGTCCCGATGAGCATTGTATATAAGTTAGGAAAGATTTTAAAGTGTCCGTGATTCAAATATGTATTTCTTCCGAGGAGCGCTCCGATCGTGGAGAGAAGACACCAGCGGTAATAGATTGCTGGTGGCTCAGTTCCAGAATTGGCGTCCAGGAATTCTTTGAATATATCAGGACGGCTGGACATAAGGCCGGGCCTTTCTATTGTTGGTTAGGTTGTTTGTGGGGCGGACAGATCTCATGGGAATATGAGCTGCTGGAAGGGATTATAGAGTCCGGCTTTCTATAATAGCTCCTGACCTGATAGTTCATAGTGCTTAAAGGCTCTCCGCATTTGTCGCATTTATAGACTGTTACGTCGAATAAGGGGGGCGGATGATAGCTCATATCAATTTCCTTTCGTCCTCTTTCATCAACTGCTCCGCCAGCTTAAACCAATCTGGATACTTCTCAGGTGGCGCAGTGTTCAGTCCGCGCGCTAGGATCTCTTTGAACTGGGTTAGCGAGTCACCTGTTAGCAGAAGGTTGAAGGTTATATAACTCGTGTCAATGCGGATGATGCTCATGTCAAATCTCCCGAAACCAAAGTACACGTCATTACGAATCTTTGTGGCATACCTGAGTTCGTCGGGATTCGCACAGCCTCATATTGGAACTCTTTGCAGTGAAAGAAGTTCTCATCTTTGACCGGCTTATCTTTAAGATAAATAGGGCCCACAGATTTCAGCGGACTGATGTGTCTATATCTAGTTCCGAACTGATTGAACGTCTCACCTGTCAGGGTTTTAGCTGTCCCTTTCAAGGGGCCATCTATGAAGATCAGTTCTACATAATCATTTGAGTTCATTTTGATTTTCCTCTCTTCCGAGCAAGCGCTCTAGGTTTGAATGCCTTGACACATCTGTTCGCAGCTGGTCGGTACTTTCTTAGAAGCTTAGCTGCCTGAGCTCCGATGTATAGATACCTAGGAGGTTTAGATCCTAGGAACACATCATCTATGGCATCGAGCAGATCCTCTATGTTTTTAAATGAGATGCTCATTCTGTTTCACTCCAATAAATAGCTCGTTTAAGTTCCCCGGTCTTCTTATCCCTGATCCCAAGCTTCAATGCAGCTGGGACTGTGAAGGTGCGGGAAGTTCCCAGCACGTCGCGGACAGTAGTAGGAATCTCCATACAATCCTTGACTTGCTCTGCCAGTGATTCACAACCTTCCCTGTAGCTAAAGAGGATCGAATCATGGATCTGCGCATGGAGTCTGAATGTTGTGGGGTTAGGTAAGGCGACTTTATAGAAGACATCTAAGAAAGCTTCGTTAAGAGTTCTTGCGTTGAGCGACTGAGGGCAGTGAGCGACGTATGAATTGAGATCCAGCTTGTTTTTATCTGGACTTCCGAAGCAGTACCTTGTCCAATCCCCTTCTTCAATATAAGTTCTAGGTTCGTAATTCCGATCATTGTATTCTGTATGGTGGAAAGCTCGCGAGACAAGTTTCTTAGTGAGTCCAATCTCGTTAATAACTGAGACATAATAATCTCCTCTGATGGATGGATAGGTTCTGTGGAACTGAGCAAGAAGATATTCAGCGATCTTCTTTGGATCGGATATATTCAATCCAAGCAATGATCGGGCCTTATAAATATTCTCCAGGCCCATTGTATCTACAAGGGTAAACGCTCCCATGTTATAGTTAGCTCCGTGATTAACCCGTTTTGCAATATCTCTGAGTCCTTTATTGAGAGTCTTTCCAAGTGCATCGTCATAGATAGATGCATAAGGCACACCAAAGAATGCTGAGCAATTAACCGAATGGAAATCTCTGGAACCTGAGACCGCCTCAATGAGGGAATGATCTCCCGCAATGTGTGCTGTGTCTCTGGATTCAGCTTGTTCAAGATCGCATTCTGCCAGGAAAAATCCAGGCTCAGATCGGAGAGTTCGTTTAACTTCCGGGCCTCGTGGAATGTTCTGAATCTGTAACCCAGCCCAGAAATGGTGCTCTCTACTTGCCAGTCTTCCGGTGTCTGTTCCGTGAGGATTGAGAGCGTAAAGGATTCGTCCATGATATTCCTTTCCTCCGCCTTCTCCTGCATGAATACCAGTTTGTTTGGCATCGGAGTCTAAGCGGAGATATGTTGTTGCAAGTTTACGAACTCCTCGAATATCCAGGATCTTATTCAGAATCCGGGCATTGAGGGGATGACGATAGGATGCTTTAGCTAGGTTCTTTTCCCCAGAGGAATCAGCTATGTCTTTACATCCGAGAACAGCCATGAGATCTTTCACCTGGAGGTGAGAGCCTGGATTGAATCCTGGGAGATCAACCATCTTTCTTAGGGAGGAGAGATCAGATTCCTCTTTCTGATCAGCTTCTTTACGGGCAATAACCAGTTCCTCCATATCCCGTTTTATCCCTGTCATTTCTGCCAAGAGGCACGGATAGACCAGAGGGAATTCCAGCAGATAATTCTTCCTTGCCCATTCCGGCGCCGCAAGGAGCTGCTGAATCCAGACATTAGCGGTAGCCCAAGTGTCCATTGCATTGTATCTGTAATATTGTTCCAGATCACTTGTCTCCGCCATGTCCTTCCAATATACCACCTTACGTAAGAAGAAGGCATTAAGGAAAGCAAGATCCTTTGGTAGTTCGGAATACCAACTGTGAAACATGTGTGCCGTGTCCCAGAACCAGTTGACCGGTGGAGCATTATATCGAAGTAGATATGAGACATCGTATTTTCCATTCTGAAATATCTTAGGGGCAGGAAGCAGATTAAACTTCCGCATCCAGGAGACTGCCCAATCTGAATCTAGGGGAAGAACAATAGACTGAGTACGAGTATCCCCAGCCCGGCCCACAAACACGCCAGTATAACCAATACATCTGATGGCGCAATTCGTGCGCACTGTTTCAATGTCCGTTGAAATAACATACGCATCTAAGAACTCCTGGTAATAAGAATCTATATTCGCTGGTGTGAGAATATCCCACTTGAATTCCGAAGCCTCTGGCCACTCTTCAGGTCGGATCACTTTAGAGATATATCTGGCCGTTACGAATCTCCCATAAGGAACTGTGACCAGTTGAGCCAGAGGCTGGATGAAAACTATCTCGATCCCTTTATATGAGAAGAGAGATCCTGCATAATCTTCCAAGGAAACTGAGTCCTTTATGTTCCCTTCCAGGGCAAGGAGTTTCATCAGGATCTCATGGGAAGTAGAGATTACTTTATTCACGGATCTCTTGGTGCAGTACATCTCCAGATGCGTGAGAAGCTGGACAGGTTCACAGACCGTATAAGTTGTCACTCCAGAGAACATTGATTTAATGTGCTGGAGATATTGCTCATCCGCCCGTGATCCTAGGAAGAGTGCATTCATTTTATTTTATTCTTTCTAGTTCCCAGGCTAGGCTTCTTCTTTATATCTTTAGCTGTTGGGATTTCCAGCTGAGGATGTAGGCCGTATTGAATCCCGCCCTTTCGCCCAGAGAACTTATGCTTATGTATCTTCCCTTCAGCTAGGAGGATTCTTTGCACGCGATAAGCTCCAGGACTTGAGATCTGGAATTTGGCGATCAGTTCATCTACTGTGATTGTGGCAGTTGGATTATCTAGGAACCACTGGTAGATTTCACTTAGCTGTGTTGGCCGATAGGAGGCTGCTGGATTTTTCGGAATTGAGTATTGTCCGTAGAATGATGGGATATGGATCTGGGAGATCATGAATGCCCACCGGGTTTTGAGCTTGGAATTGGGTGAGTGAGATTGATTCATTCTGCAATCTCCAAGTGAAAAGCATCTAAGAAAGATTCATCTTTCGTTTCGAAATTCCCGTTCCAATCACAGCCGAGCCTGATCTTCAGACCTTGTGCTGCTGCGATTCCGTGAATAAAGAAAGCCACTGCGGTCACGTGGCCTGGATCATTCCAGATCGCCTTTCCACCCTTGAAAGGTACGAAATCCACAGCCATAGAGGGGGATGAATTATGTTTCGAATTCGGGAATCGAAGTTTCGATTTCTTCTCTGCGAAAGCCTGATCCTGATCTACCTGATCTCGGTGCCCGCATGTGATTGCAATATCCACATGCTTGATTACTTCGTTCATCAGAAGGATCAGGCGAGGATCACAGGTTGAGAGCTTGAGAAGAGATCCGTTTGAATAGTTTGGCATAAGATTTCCTTTCATTAAAAAGAACAAGCGTGAACAACAAACGAAAATACCCCAGATCAGAAGATCCGATCCAGGGCACTTGATGTTTATTGTTTTATCTTTAGATCTCTAGATCATTACACCGGTGCAATCTCAACGATCTGAGTATATGCAATTGGATTCGGATACGCTTCAGTGACCTTACCTTTCCGCAAGGATGTGACCACCAGGCATTCCGCACCTGCCGACTTCTCCATGATTTCCCGATTCGTTCCTGCTCCGTAATGCGCGCTCAAAGATGTGATCACTTTCCGATAGTTCGACTGACCGTATTCGTTATCCATCTTGAAGGAGATCGTGGTCATGGAACCTGGAACCAGCGGGGAAGCGGATGAATCATTCAGTTCAAGAGTCTCAATAGCTGTCAGCTTCAGACCGATCGAAGTAGGGCGATCTTTCGTAGGCATTTCCCAAGTCATGTTGATTCGGTGTGAGCCGGCCGGGAAAGTAACGAACTCAGGAACTTGAGCCAGATCATCAAGAGTACCTTCCAAGAGAGAGTCCATGTTGAAGGCTTGAGCGTCGAGTGTGTTAGCTGTTGTCATGATGATATTTCTTTCTTGATTAATTAAAAGGATGATGATGGAAGGACTTACAGGGAGAATGCGCCGAGCTTCTTATTATCAACTGCCTGTTGTTGGGCAGCTGTCAAATAATTATGACGACGACCTGGGCCAGACTTAGTCCAGGATTTGTTTTTAGCGCTTACTTTGGTGTGAGATTCCAGGAGAGCCGGGAAAAGACGGAAGATACTGATGAATTCTGACATGATTAGTTACCTGAAGTCGATGGATGGGATTGTCCGGTCACAAGAATGTTCTCGATCAGAGAAGCATATCCTGCAATATCTCGCCAGTGGTCTGGCTCAGTTGAATCCCCGGACAGGATTCTTCCGATCTTGTGTTGAATCATTTCAAGAGCTTCTCGCTGCTCAAGAGGAAGATTCGACCAGTTCTTTCCATGATTCCGCATAACACCCTTGAGTGTCTGCATGATGAATCCATTATCAATGAATGATCCGTGAGTCTTAGCTCGTTGGTTGAGCGTGTCTTGAATAGCCATTTGTTTTGTTTCCTTTGTTGG